AGCGCCAGCCGCCAGCCGCCGCACGACCCCTCCGCCTGCGGCCTCTGCCGCACCAGCCACCCCTTGATGCGCTACGACTGCGCCGCCCAGTCGCTCGATCTGGCCGAGATCACCCTTCGCATGAAGGAGGCCGGCACCGCCCATCTGGTCCGCTTCAAGCAAGGGCGGCGGGTGAATCTCAGCCGCGCCCAGGTACTCGAACACCTGCGCATCGGCCTCAGTACGGGCGCTTGCTCCGGCGGCTGCGTCAAGGTTTTCGAGGCCGCGACAGCCAGAGCCGAGGTGCAACCATGAAACAACGCCACCGCCAACCTCAACACGCGTCGCGCCAGAATGCCGACCAGTCAGGCGGCAAGCTGCCCCCCATGCCCCTCTCTGATGCCTTGCGCAAGGCGCTTTTCACGGAAGCCTACTCTGGCTTTCGCTCTCCACGCGATCAGGCGCTGGTCATTCTGCAATGGTACTTCGGCCTGTTTCCCTATCATCCGGCTGATTTGACTTGCGGGCAGACCTGCGAGCCGCCGCCCCGTTACAGCGCCGATGAGATCAACCGCGCTCTGGCCGACATCGAGCGCCTCTCAGGAGATGAGCAAGATGATTAGCCCATCGGCAAACCCGCCCTGTAAGCACTGCGGTGCTCGCACCCAGAAGCGCGGCAGCAAGGGCGGCAAGCCACTTCACATCTGTACGCGCGCCTGTAGGCGTGGGGTGCATACGGGCGGGCGACAGCGCGACTGTGCAACCCGCACTGCGCCCGCTGTCGCCGCCCGATGGTCAAGAGCGGCACCAAAGATGGGGTTCGGATATTCAAGTGCGCGCCGTGTGGAACAAGCTGTCTGGCCTTCCGGCATCACCCCAGACAGCCGCAGGTCAACCCCTGCTGCATCAGGTGCAGAAAGCCGATGAACCGCAATGGCTTCAGGAATGGGGTTCGCAAGTTTCGCTGCTTGAAGTGCAAAGAGACCTATCTAGCGGCTGGAATCACGCAGCCCGTAGCCCCGCACATCCGGCAGGCGCGGCAGCAGCGGGCGGCACAACTCGATGCCTCCTTGCTCGATTTAATCAGCGCGGCGCTGCCTGATTACTTGCCGCTTGATCTGCGCGAAGATGTGATGCAGGAGACGGCAGTGGCGGCGCTTGATGGTGAGTTTGATCTGTCGGAGATGGCGCGCATGGTGCCATTCTATCGCCGCAGGATTAACCGATTGAGCAGCGACAGGTTCAGGTTCGTGTCGCTCAGTCAGCCCATACCCTACAGCAACGGATTGACGTATGGCGATGTCATTATGGGGTAAACATGCTCAAAACCAACAATCAACGCAACCCTCCTAGTCGCATACTTTCGAATCCTTATTGTGTTAAATGCCGTGGCTTGATGATTAAGCATGGTCAAAACCGGAAAGGCCATCAGTGTTACTTTTGTCGCGAGTGTCGCATTTTCTACCAAGGGGGCAAGTGCCTGGCTGAACTGGGGCCTATCAAAAAGAAACGACCCAATCTAACTCCAATCGAGCAGGAGCAGTTAATTCGCGCTTATGAAAGCGGGCTTTCATCAACAGACGTAGCGACTCTGTATGGTGTTGGGGAAACAACGCTGTTGCGCTGGCTCGATAAATATGGAATTGTCCGACGACAACCAAAAGATGCCCGAAAAAGTAAACAATGGCGCATGAGAAAGGATGGCATATCCGAGCAGGAACGAGCGGCTATTGTCGAAATGCTGCGCGCTGGATTATCCCGCCAAGAAATTGCAAAGCGTCTGCATCGTCCTGCTGTTACGATTTGTCGCGTCGCTGAGATCGAAGGCTATCCTCACAAATGTAAACTTGACGATGAGACTCTGGCTCGCGCTTTTTCGTTGTATCAATCGGGGCTTGCCGGGCAGGCATTGGCAGATCAGATTGGCGTAACCCGTGAATATCTTAACCATAAGATGAAGGAAGCTGGTCTAGCAATTCGAGATGTGAAGGAAGCAGCAAAAATCAGGAAGTTGCCGTATCGCCGAGCATTACCCCCTGAGCAAGAGATAGAAGCCTGCGAAATGTATAAAAAGGGCGCGAGTCAGAAGGCTGTCGCACAACATTTTGAGGTTTCGCAAACAACAATTATTCAGATCAGAAAAAGGTATGGCATTCCTACTATGAGACGGACTTATCTGCCAACAAAGAGCGGCAGACGACTGCCCTACAGAACACCAGATGGCAAAACTACATATTTTCGCAGTTCTTGGGAGATCGCGTTTGCCGAATACTTAGACCGCAAACAGGTGAGTTGGGAGTACGAGACGATTGAATTTCCGCTCTCAGATGGGACAATTTATATTCCTGATTTTCATATCCCTGAATGGAACATGATTGTCGAGATTAAGGGTTATATGTGGAAGGACGCAAAACAGAAAATTTCGGGTTTCCGTGAAGAGTATCCCGACAAACATCTACTTCTCGTAAACAAAAAGGCTCTGCCGCTCTATGGAATTCGAGCAGATAAGAAAGGACACGCTGTTATCACCGGCTTGTGAGCAGCAGCGTGTCCTTTTAGACGTTAGATGGTTAGCTCAGTGGAGCGCCAAATTGAATATAGAAAACGGTGATTCTCAAAGCCCCTCCACTTGCGACCCCGGTCGTGGTGATCCGTAGCTTCGCCGCCGCCACCTGGATCGGCCCGGCGTTGGCCGATGTGGTATTGGCCAGCCACTGCACCGAACTAATATCGGTAGTGCCGGCAGTGAGCGTCGAGTTGGCCGCCGTGAACCTCCCCGCCACATTCGCATCGCCAAGCTTCCAATCGGTCGCCGTGGTGATTGTCGTCGTCACCCTGGCGACTACCGCGACGATCAGCGAGTTTGCCGGCAGCAGGTTTGCCGAGGTGTCCGTCGTTGCGCCTCCTGTCGATAGCGTCACCAGCTCGGAGATCGACTTGATCGCCACGGTTTCACCGCTTGAGCCATTGACCTGAAGCGACGTGCCGGAGAGCGCCGCGCCAAGATTGGTAGTGATCGCCACCGCCGGCCCTTTGTAAGCCATCAGCTTCAGCGTGTAGGTGAAGGTCGGCGTCGAAGTGCCTCCCACCGTGCCGACGGCGCGCACGAAGGGCAACGGCGCGCGTGTTGCGGCAACGACCTGGTTGCTGGTCGAGCCGGTCACCTGCGTGAAGCTGAACAGGTCGAACCAGGGCGAATTGCCATCCGCCGAATCCTGAAATTTCACATCCAGAGTCGGCGACGAGCCGGCATTGGCCGTCACATCAAGGAAGCCGACGAAGCCATCGGCGTCAAGAATCGAGAAGGTCGAACTGGTTGTCGTGCCCCTGGCCGCCGACGCGAAGACCGTGCGGACGATCTTGGTGAATGCCGACTGCTGCGCCTCCACGCGGGGCGCAAGCGGCGGGGTCATCAACGCGAGCGTAAGCAGCGGCAGCAGGATCAATCGGAAAAGGTTCTTCAATTTCATGTTCATGGTTCCTCCAATGAGTCGCGTGAAGTGGAGGGGAGGCCGTGCGACCTCCCCGTTGCCCGTCACTGCCGCGCTTAGTTCGACGCGGTCGGCAGGTTGTCGGTCGACAGGCCCTTGAGGAAGCCGCTCGACAGGATGTCTTTGTTGGCGATGTCGGCGAGCGTCGCCATGAAATAGACGTACTCCCACTTGAAGGAGCCGTTGCCTGACGAGTCGTAGGCCGGCACCATGTACAGCGTCTGGCCATTATCATCAATAATGCCCGGTTGCTTGGCCATCAGCTTGCGGAAGCTATCGCGCTGCAACAGGTCCATGATGTCCGGCGGGCAGTCCACGTCAGGCAGCATCTGCCGCCCGTTGTGTTCGAGCACTTGCCAGCCCAGGTCGAGCTTCACGTCCGTCCCGGCAAACTGCTTCATCACCTTCGTGTCAGTGTTGTAGCCCAGGGTGCGGTAGGCATAGATCTGCGTCGGGCTGGTTAGCCAGAACAAGGAAGCCATGTTGTGCTGCGTGCCTTTCGCAAAGATCACCTTGGTCTCAAGCCAGTCCATCAGCGCCACGGTCAGCGGCCCATTCCGCGCGTCCTTGATCGGTGGCACGATAGTGTCCGAATAAGTGGTGCGCGAAAGATTCTGATAGGTGCCGGTGTTGTTGCCGTGATAACCCAGGCCGTGAATGTTCAGCCCCCATGAGCCGTCCATCACCACCGAGCCGCCGGCCTGGATGGTCGTCGCGCTGATCACGTCGGAAGTCGCCGCGCCTTCATCAACTGAGAAGCCCACGGTGGCTGTAGACTTGGCATTGGTGACCGCGTAGAAAGTCGAGTAGGCGAGGCCGCCCACGGTGATCGTGCGCTTGGTGCCGGCTGCCGGATCGACGATGTTGAAAGCGCCTCGCTTGTAGATGAGCTGGCTTCCGAGCGATCCGGACATCACCACATCGGCGGTGCCGGCGGGCGCGCCCTGCGCCGTGGCGAGCGATCCGTCGCCTGTGCCGTAGGCCAGGCGGTTGAGCGCCTTGGTGAAGACCTCGGAGTCTTCTTTCATCAGCGGCGTGAGCCCCTTGATGATCGAGTTGCGGTCGGTGTAGAGGACCTGGCCGGTGAGCCGGCGCGCCAGTGTGAAGGTCGCATAGGTAACCTTCATGCGCCTTTTCTTCGACGTGGAGCCGCGCGGCATCACGCCGCCGTCGCCGATGGCGGCCATCGACGGATTCGGCTCCAGGTAGACGGCCCATTCCATCCCCTTGTCGTGAACGAATTCCGCTTCGGCATCAGGCCATAGATTCCAGAGCACCGAGCCGACTTCAAACTGCATGTAGACGCGCCCGTCAAAGATCTCGCGCATGACGTTCTGCGCCTCTGCGGTGTCGTACTTCTGCTGAGCCATAAGGTTTGCCCCCCAAACAATGCAAATGCCTGTCGCCTTAACCGGAGCGGGCGTTAGCCTCGGCGATCATCTCGCCAGTGTCCCAGATATTGCTGGTCTTCTTCTGGGGCGGCTCGATGGGCGCGGCTACGCCACTCGACCCGGTTACGACTTTGCGTTCGCCTGCTTTTGCCAGAGTCTGTTGATCCACCTGACTCTGCGCACCGTACACCTTCTCGAAGTGCTTGATGTGGCGCTTGGTCGTTTCGTCAACCTTTTCTTTCAGCTCACGAATTTTCTCGACCACGCCCTTCGCCGCTTTGTTGGCCCTGAGCTTATCGCCGGCAAGCATCGCTTGTTGGTACTCAACGACGTGAGCGCCGTGGATCTCCCGGTAAAGCGCCCTGGCTTCCTGGTTGTTTTCGAGTTCGCGCACCACCCGCGCCTCGATGTCGGCGCGGATCATCGCGTTCTCGGACTCAGCCTTTTGCGGATCGACTTCGGTGCTGAACCTCACCGGCGCGATCAGCGTCTTCATCGGGCCGAAGACGCGGCCATTCAGATCGGCGGTGCGCTCTTCGACGCGTTCTCGATCCTCTCGCTCGCGGCGCTGCTGCTCGGTTTCGCGGTACTTATTAAGGTCGGCCATCTGCGCTTCGAGCACATCGAGCCGTTTCAATCTTGCCTGTACAGATGGCGGCAGGGTTGTGAGGTCTTCGTCGCCGGCAGGCGGGTCGGCGTCGGATTCCTCATAGCCGGTTCTTCGTGGCGGATCATCATCGGTGTCGCCGGGTCGGGCATTCAAAAGAGACAGTACTCGCTGGCGAACCTCCGGGTCTTTGATGGTGTCGGGACGCTCCAAGGCGCGCGCGATCAACCAGTCGTTATGACGATTGATCACTGCCCATGCCACCGACTCATAAGCATCCTGGCCGCGCTCTGCGGTAATCGTGTCAAGAACCGCATCGCCATTGACTTCATTAGCAAGTAATGGCGCTGCAACGCTCTTCACCAGGTCAAGGCCGCCGAGGGTTTCAACTTCATCAACGACGGGCTTGTATCTCTCTCGGATGTCCGTTTCGAGACCCTCGCCCCACGTCCGCACCCTGGCGAGGTTCGTTGTGGTCTTCGGGTCATCTTCGACGACAGCTTCTGGTTGCGGCGGCTCTTCACCTGTTTGCGCCGGCGCTGCGCTTTGTTCGCCTGTCTCAGTCGTTATCGTCTGAGCATGTTCCGGTGAATCGCCTACGGTTGCCTTGTCATCGTTGGGGGGCAACGACGCATCAGGCGGCGGCGCGGCAGGCTGGTCGAGCCTGCCGGCCTCTTCGAGTATCTCCCCCAGATCGAACGGATTTGGCATAAATTTCCTCTCAGCTTGGTGACGCGGTTGCTTCCGCGCGAGTGTCATTCACGCGGCGAGAGTGTAAGGGGAAGGTCAAGAGGCAAAGGGTAAAAACGTCCCGGTCTCCCGGCGCACAGTCCTCTTCCCTGGATCAGTCAGAAAATCAAACCGTGTAATAGATCGTTATGCGAATGTGATCGACGCTGAACGCGGTGTTCAGCGCCGTCCGCCTGAAGGCGATAGCGACTCCGAAACCAGGGTCGCTGACATCAACGGGGCGAAGCGTGCTGCCCCAGCGGTCAACCGCAGAGCCGAGGAGTCGATAACTTTCAGTGCTGGTTATCGTCTGTGGCAACACATTCGTATCGCTCGGCGCGGTGCCAATAACAATCTCGCCCGCTATTACCAGAGCGGCCTCGCTCAGTCGGCCTACTGAACCACATTTGCATTCCACTTCGACCAGCACGCCGTTGATGTCCGCCTGGTCTGGAATTGTGAATCCGAATCCGGTGGCCGCTAGAAAAAGAGTCTGGGGATCAATCGAAGTCACGGTGCCACTGACCGTATAGGTATCATCAGACGCTTCGGCATTTTCGGGATTAGTCCAGTGAATCGAGCCGTCCAGCTCATCCTCGACGACCTGGCTCGGCGAATGCGGGCCGCCTACCTGCGGCCCGCTGAGCGCAGCCGCTGGCGCTTTCATTCCGCTGGCGATGCTAATGCCGATCATCAATACACTCCAAGGATGTCGGCGGCGGTCGTCCCCGTGGCAAACACCCGTGTCGCGCGAATCGGGTGGATTATCCCAGCAGCAAGCCCCTTGAAGGTAACGGTGTCGCCGCCGGCGGTCGTCAGCTTAACATCGCCCGCTGTACCGAGGTACAGTCCGCGAGTGACAACGGCAAGGTCATCGTCATTGCTAGCTGCTATTGCGAAGGCGTGCTTAACCGGGAAGAGCATCGAAACGCCCGCCTGGCCTGAGTTTTCGGGAGTCTTGTCAACTGCTGACATATGGTTTCTCCATTTCCAAATCGGTCACTTCGCCGTGGGACTCGCACCTGCCTGCTGCTGGCCAGCCGAGCGAGTCGGCAAATGCCTTTGCTGCCTGCCGGCATTGGCCGCAGGAGAAGAGCTTCCCTGCTTTCCGCTGCCTGGCTTGCCATCACCTTTACCTTGCGCCTGGCGCTCGGCATCTGCGTTGGCCTGCGCTTCTTGCAGGGCCATCTGCGCGGCCTGCGCTTCAATCGCCTTCTCGCCCATGAACTGCTGCACCTTCACCTTGTTGTCGACGTGCGCCATGATGTGCGCCTCTAGTGCCGCCCACATCACCGGGCGGCACTTCATTCCCTGGTCGGTCTTGCGCCACTCGACGATGGTCTGGATATGCACGTCGTCGTTATCGACGATGAACTCCGGCTTGATCTTGCTGGCCAGGAACTGCACAACCATCGGATGCGGCATGGGCTCTTGCGATGTGGAGCCATCCGGCAGCGGCATCCCTGGCGGCAACTGCTCCGGTATGCCCTGCGCCGCGAAAGCCTCAAGAACGTGCGGCAACATATCCTCAAGCTGCTTGATCTCCAGGCGTTGCTTGCGATAGTCGGGCGCTACGTCGCCGGCGTCGAATGACAGACCGTACTGTTCGAGCAAGTAATTGAACAGCTTCGGCTGGCTGCGCACCGGATCAGAGAAGATGCCGCCGGGCAAGCTGCCCCAGTTGCCCGCGTCGATGATCGTCGCGCGCTGGTCGGCAACCGACTGCACCTCGGAGGAGCCAGGCACTTCCCATAGCTCGAAATCCCCCTGGATGTCAGAGCGACCGAACCACTGGCCTTCCTGGTCATCATACTGACCGCCCATGAAGTGGTACTGTACGCCCACCCAGTTCTTCTGTTTCTCCCGCAGAACAATCTCAGTGGTGTGCATGTCGGCTTCGGCTTTGAGGTCGAGCGTCGGGCCGTGCAGAATGTTGTTCTGGTCGCGCAGGATGGCTGTCCGCGTCGCCGGCTCCGAACGCCCGCCGCTGTCGCCGACGAAGGCATCGAAGGCTGAGAACTGATGCTGCATGTTGGATTGCTTCTTCTCGATGAAAGCCGGCAGATCGGGGGTCGCGCCGCCGCCAGGCGATTCCCAGATGTACTCGCCTGGCCGGTCATCTTCCTGCGCGTTCTGCAACTCCATCAGGTCGCGCGGTGAGCCGGTGATGTCTTCGGCGTTGTACTTGAGAGGATTGTAAGCCGTCTTACGCGAGGCGTGGTGCATCAGGATTTCATACCAAAGGGATTCAGCCTCATTGAGCTGTTCATTCTGAGATACCGCGTCGTCCTGGCCGCGCCCCCACACGGAGTTAGGCACGATGTCGAAGCGCCCATGCACCCACCAGTCGTTTTTGTCTTCGGCGCGCTCCTGAACGATCTGGTTGCCGATGCGTCCTAGGTACATGCCATCCGGGTACAGCTCGCGAAGTTGTGTCTTCGTGGGAAACTCAACGTCGCCGGCGACCTCATCTGGCGTGATGTAGAAGCTGTACATCGCCGGCGCAAGCCAGGCTTCCTCGAATTCGACCATGTCGTGATAGGAATCGTTGAATACCGAATAGGAGCCGCCGCCGTTGGATGCTTCAAGCGAGCGCTGATACATCAGGATCAGGTCGCTTGAGGCGGTAGAGCGCGACATCTCAGCGAAGGGGAAATGGTCTTCGAGAACTTCCTGTAGGAACAAACGGCGGCGGATGAAGTAAGGCGAGGTCTCGAAGAATCTGCTATGCAGGTGCAGCTTGCCTTCCATCGGATCGACCGCATCTGCAATCAGGTCGCCTGAATCGATCTGCTGGTGGCCGGTGACGACATTCATCGATAGCGCCGGCAGGCCCATCTGATAGATGTCTTCCGAACCGCATGTCGGGCAGAGGCCGTTATCGAGTGGCGGGCGGGCCTGGCCGAGAGCTGCGCCGGCGGTCGTAAAGCCGCCGCCGGAGTTGGTCTCAGTCGGGCCGAAGGTGCCGCACTCGTTGCACTGGTAGCCTTCCTCTTCGCCGGCGATCTGGATCTGCTCGGTCTTCGGGATGAGCGCCGGCACGCCGCCTTTCATCGACCAGTTAAAATTGCGCAGGTAGTTGCCGGTGAGTTGCGAATACTTCGATTCCATCTGGCGATGCGATGCCTTCCAGCGCCTGCGCCACCAGTCCTTTTGCACGACATCGGCGACTTTGGCCGCGCCGACCAACTGCGGGTCGTCGGTGCGGGCGCGCACCTTGAACTGCGCCTGGGAACGCCCCGCCATCGCCGCGACCGAGCGTACGAAGAAACCATACTGGTTGTTCGCGTGGATCGGGTTGTCGGGATCAGGCGAGTTCGGCACCCAGAAGCCTGTGCGGTTGTCCCAGTGGCCGTCCTGATTGCCGAGATAGAAGTCGACATTGCGCTTCCAGACGCGGACGCGCTGAAGATCGACGTAGCGGTTTTCGGCGCGTATGCGGTCAAGCAGGGTGTTCAAGAACGTGCCGGGCTGGACGCCTTTGAAGCGGTCGGCGAGTCGTTGAAGGGTGGATTTGGCGCGCAGTCTCGCGTCAGGGCCGAGGGCGCGTCCGGCGGTCGTGCTGTTGATATTGGCTATGCCGGTTGACACGCGAAGAGTGTACGGGCGAGGTCAAGAGGAAACGCAGAGAGGCAAAGTAGAGATTGATTACCATTCACAGCAAAGGCCCTGATCTGCGGTTTCGAGGTGAAACCATGCCCAAAATGCGCGAGCCTTTGCTGCAAGGTGAGTGTAAGGGTTGGGTCAAGGGGAAGGAGAGGCGCGGCAATCTCACGATGTTGGCGGATTGGCGGCAGGTTCGAGTGTGGCGGGGTTGGAATGTTGCACATCAGACATATTCTTCCTCTTAAATACCACACTAAATCCCTGACCCGGCAACATCACACCAAAAAAAGTCCACTGGCGTTTGTCAGAGTCGTATCTAAATTCGTGGGTCGGAAACCAGGTATACACCTCGACTTCTATGTCACCCGGAACCTGTTCCAATAAGGTTAGAGTAATTGTTGGAAGAGGATCTGCGGAATTCGCAGTCGTTGGAGCAGGAACGACCATTTCCGGCATCACCAGGGTGTAGATACCTGGAATATTTATTATCTCATACCGTTTTATCTGTATTGTTGCAGGTTGTTTCTTGTCTAAATGTGGAAGCCTGATCCCATCCTTTCCTTCTAGGCTGAAACACCCCTTTTCAGTATCAATGATACTTATTAGATCAGCTCCTTTGTAAATCTTAGCTTGATGTTCACCAGGCTTAATTACTCCTATTTCTTCGAAGCGCGGGATCTTCTGATGGCCGTCCCGCATATGGTAGTCGAGATAATGCTTTACGCTTATAAGAGGATTTCCTGTCTTAAGCCCATAAAGCTCATAACTTGAGTCGGTCCACAGGACTGCCTGATTGATTGGCAGAGTAATGTCTTCCTCGCCTGAGAACTTCCCGTCAGGGAAAAGACGCATACTGAATTTTAGATTTCGGCGTAAGACCAATCTATGCAGCACCTCTCTATTGACTTCATCCCAAACCTCTTTAGTAATCTGCGTAGCCATTACTAACCCAAGTACCTCCTCAATCTTTTGGTGTTCGGCAGTTGTTCTGGTGCTCCATTCATACATGAATGAAACGATGCCTGCGACTATAAATGCGATTCCTATATCTCTGACGATTTCTTCCCAGCGGTGGTAATTTTCTGTGACCTCCTTAAACCAATGCCAAAGTTTAAGCAAATTGGGGGAAAGCAAAATTAGAATGCCAATCACAATGCCTACAATAGCAGCCCTCCAAACATCTTTGGGTACTCCAAAAAGCATTAGACTTTCTCCTTCGATAATGAACGATTCGATACATCTCTTGAAAGTAGGTGATATGTATCACAATTAGCAAGTCATATCAAATTAGAATTCCAACAGGTCACGATTGCATAATCAGGTCAAGGCTTGGTTATTCCAACTCGTGTTTCGTCCACTCGTGGTTAGGCTTGATCTGCGTGTGCAAGAAAGAGCCGATAGAGTCGGCTTCCATCATCTCGGTGTGCCTTTCCGGTGACACATCGGAATAGTGACCCTCTGTTGAGATAACACCATCCCGGTTTTTGAAGGCGACGTGTAGCTCGCGCTTCTCAGGGTCATAGCCAACGGAGTGGACGTGATTGCTTTCAACCGCTGTGCGTTGCATCTTGCCCTCCCTGCTCTTCCATAAACTCTTTCACTTCCCGCTGAATCTTCTCGAACATCTGATCGCCCACTTGCTGCCCGCGCTTTGCAGACCTGGCCATCGGCCCGCTGCGCGCCATTTCCTTCATCTGCGGCGTCGCGGTTGAAGGCTGCGGCCTGTTCTCGAATATTGGGAGCAGGCCGCTCTTCTGACCGACGCGATCAACGACGCGGGTGAAGGCTTTGAAGAGTTCCGCGTAATCGCCGCGCATCTGCTCCACCGCCGCCTCGTGCTTCTCTTCCAGCTTGTAGACTTCGCTGGCGTGATCCGAGCGTAGCGCCTCAAGCTCGGCGGCGTGCAGTTCGCGCTCGCGCCGGAGCTGCGCGGCGAGCAGCGGGTAATTAAATATGCGGGCCAAGATGTTCATCTGGAGCCGGGCTATTGAGTGACTGGCTTCTGGTCTGACACATTTGATAAAGCGTCAGAAGTGTCAGGCGCGGCCTTTGCCTCGCCGACCAAGGCGAGTTGGTCATCGGCATTTGCTTCAGGAGTATCACTCGCAGAATGCGCCGCCGGCTCGTCGCCGCTCGCGGTTTCAAGGCGGCGTGCCACATCGGGTGGATAAGCATCGCCAGGAATTTCGATCATTTCACCTGGCACCTGTACGGCTTCAGCATCAGCGCCAATCCGCGGGTCTGCGCAGCCGGGGCCGGTCTGCGTCTCATCCGCCAAGCTCATCGCATAGGCGACATCGCCGTGAACCGGCACGCTGGCCGCAAGCTCAAGCGGGATGCTATTGAGTTTGACGATGGTGCCGGTTTTCAGGAGAGGCAAATTCCAATCTTGATCGAAACCGGCGGGAGACTGCGGCGGGTTACTCGGCGCACCTTCGAGGCTGTTGTGATACTCCAGCGATTCCAGGTTGTCGTCGTAAGGCTCACCCGTGCAGCGCGACCTGATGCGCAGCGCCAGCTTATCCTCGCTGGCCACTTCATCCAGGTTGATCAGCACCGCAACGGGGACGAGGCCCAGCGCCACCGCCGCGCGCCGCCTGCCGTTTTCAATTGGCTCGCTGGTGATTCTCTGGTTGCCACCTTCTACAACCATTGACTCTGCGCAAAGTTGCTGCGCCAGCGCTTCAGCCAGCTCACGTAACAACACGGCCTGCTGATAATCATGCTCGTGGAACAGTTTCCGAACGGGTTGTGAACTCATAGAGGCTCCTCTGTTTCTTGGCATTCAAGTGCCGGTTTCCAAACCACGTAGTCGACGCCTTCAAGGTGGCGTCGGATTTTCCCCTGCCTCTCAAGCTCCAGGCAGGCTTCGTGCTTCATGCGTTGATCGGCATCGGAATCCAGGTAGGTCGTGATGCCGGTCCCAAGGTGAGGCAATAGTCGCCCTTCGATGAAAGCCAGAAGTTCGGCCAGCGCATCGGCACTTATCTTTGTTTCTTTTTCTTCCAATGCACCGCTTTCTTCGGTTTTGACTTGATGCCCCGCAGGGCAATGGTCACCTCGCGCGTCAGCCGGCGCTGCGCCAACTCTTCCTGCTCCCGCGCGCTCATCTGTAACCTACCATCGGCGTCAAGCTGTGGGCGCAGGTTCTCCTGACGCAGGTGCTCAGGCAACTGCTCCTCGAAATCCTCTTCCGTTGTCTTGTTGGCAGGCGACGGCCCCCAGATGCGGCAGAGGTAGCGGTCATCATCGATGCGGTCATCGTCACGCTTGAACGGCTTGCGCGCCGCCACCGGCTTATCCTTCTCGGTCGCCGGGTAGTGATAGAGCGGGTACTCGCGGCGCGCCTCCTTCTGGCCGCCGAGGCTGGTCTTTGCCGGCGGCCGATAGAGGCGCTCGCCATCCGCCAGCAGCTCGCCCTCATCCTTGTTGACGATCAGCACATAGCGCGTCCTGCCGATCAAATGCTCGCCATCGTGGGTCGCCTTACAGACCTTGCATTCGTGTTCAGGTACATACGCTTGCACTGCCTTAGGGTCGGTAGTGCGCGGGTCGATCACGAAGGGGTTGGCTTCGGGCAGCGCCGTCATCAGCGCTCGCATCTCTGAGATGCCGGCGTTGGCCTGTGGCTTCTTGATGCGCTTGAAGCGGATCGGGTAGCGCTTGCAAGTATAGCGATAAGTGCGCTGCTCGCTCTCGCCCTCCTGGGAGATCTGCGAGACCGTCATGCGTTCGCCTTCTTTGAGGGGCGTTTCAAATTGCTGGATGCCATCCTCGACAACATTGCCCTGCTCGTCGCGACGGCCCTCGCCGATCCACTCGACCGGCCAATCAGTGGGCGCAACGAACTCGCGGTAGGCGAAGATAGTGTCGGCGAACGGATCATCCTTGCGCGGGCGCGTGTACCAAGCCGTGACGTTCAGGTGGTCTTCAGTCGTGCCCACGTCTTGTAGGCGGGCGAGATTCCATGTCCTGGGAATGTGATCGACCCCATAGACGCGCTTGAAGTCCTCCCAGGTGATGATGCTGAGAATATCATCCCACATCGTCAGGATGCGGCCAGGCTGCGAGGCTTTGTAGTCACGATCAACTTCGGAGGCGATCTGCTCCGGAGTCATCGGCTTGCCGCCGTAGCCGTATGGCAGCGCATCATACCAGCGCTCGTCTTTCCAGGGATGCTCGTGCCAATCCATCACGAAGACGTTGGCGCGGCCAGAATGCCGCTCGTCGGCGTAGGCGTTGAACATGCCGTCGGGCGTGCCGAGTTTGAAGAATGACCTGGTCGTCTGCGACAGCGCCTTGTCCTGGGGATAGCCGCCGAAGGGCCAGGTCGGAAATTCATCGGCGAGCACAACCGTGGCGCGGCGCTGCCGGCCTACCCTGGCGGTCGGTGGCGACCCGGTGATCACCGCGCTATTCTCCGGGTTGGCGATGTTCATATACGGCATGTCGCGGTCGAGGCTGAAGCCCTTCGGTAGCATCCAGGAAGGCAGCAGGCGCATTTGAAAGCGCGCTTTTTCAAACAGGGTGTCGGGATCCTTCTTCGAGTCGATCAGGTCTTCGGTTGCTGAGGTAAGCAATGCCGAGAAGCCGTCCTTGAAACGCCACTGCTTGATCGCCCAGCAGATGAAGCCCACCGTCGCGCCGGCGTCGCGGCATTTTTCGATCAGGCCGCTGGTGCGCCGGTTGAATGCCGTATCCTCGATCCAGCGCAGGTAGCGCTCCTGGAAGGTGAAGGGGTAGAAGGGCATCACCGCCAGGGGCGAGTCTTCGCGCGGATCGTAACCCCAGGCGTAATACCTGAACCAGCGTAGCGTGCCTTCGATGCCGTTGCTGCACAGATCGAACTCTTCTTCGTAATCCCCGGATTGTTTGAGCGTGGCGAGGTGTTCGAGTCGCTTCTCGGCGATGCGCGCGGCGCGCGTCAGTTGCGCATTGACCAACTCAAATTGATACCAGCGGAACTGACGCTCGATGTCAGACTGCGCCGCATCGATCAGCTTGCGGATCTTCTCCTGCTCCGGCTCGATCAGCGCCTCGGCAGCAAGGCAGGATTGTAGCGCCGCGTACAGGCGTTCATCTGGGTCGAAGGCTTTCTCGCGCAGCAAGGGCTTATTTGCCTGTGCCCTTCGCAGGCCGCGAATCGCTGGCTGTACCAGCATCGAGTCGGATGGTTCCCCATCGCCGTTCGACAGCCTGGCAAAGCTGGGTACACATATCCCCATCGGTTATCACTTCCTGCGCCGCCCGGAAAACCTCATAGCCCAGTTGCTCGATCACCCGGTTGAGCGTTCCGAGGCTTACCGTCGTCGAGGCTTTCATTTTCTGCACGCGCTCGACCATCGCCCCGACGCGATCAACCAGAGTGCTGATTGAGGCAAAATCGGGAAGTTGTTTCGGCTTGGGATTGGGATTCTCCGCGCTTGCAAAAGAATCATGCCAAGCGAGCAGGGCACCATCGGGGCCATAGATTTCATTCCAGCGATTGCACAGGTCCTCGGTGATGGCGCGCAGCAAGGCGACTTCCGGCAGCAGATCGAGCGGGTCCGGATCGGCTTTGAACCGCGCTATCGCGTCTTGCAGATCGACGCGTTCAATGCCGGAATAGCGCCCATGCCGGATTGGATTTGAACCGCCATGCAGCTTGCACTTGCCTGTGCCGGGATGATCGGTTCCCCAGCCGGCAGCCTGTGTGCAAAGCTCGTCAACGCCGTGCTTCTTGCCGCCGCATTTCGCCGCCGCTGGCTTCTTCGCCTTCTTTTTCTTGCTTACCGTCATGAGCGACCTAAGGATGGACAACCGTCATGAGCGACCGATTCGGATTATCAGACGTGGATTCACTTCGGTTTCGCTTCAGATCCTTGCTGCTTCTTCAGCGTGAAGAAGATGCGCGACTGGCGCTCATCGATGTTGACCTCGTACTTCTCCGGATCAACGCCGAGCGCCCTCATAAAGCCGTCGAGCATGGCTTTCTTGCCTTGCTCCTGCTTGTCGGCTTGCAGATCGGCAAGTACAGCGTTGGCGCGCAAGGCTTCGGCGCGGTTGCGGGCCGACTCGATCTGGGTGAGTGTGAGCGCGTATTCAAGGATTTGCTCCTTGGTCGCCTGGATGACTTCAGGCGGCGTAGCCTTGGCAGGAGGCTGCTGCTGCCCGAAAGCGGTGAATGAGAGCACCAGAACCGTGATAGCGAGCTTTATGATCATAAATCCCCTTTCAGGATTGGTATGGTTATTTCCAAACCGGAACCCAGACAGTCGCACCGCTCGAATCCTGCATCTTCATCCAGCCGTTCTGCGCTGCCGTCGTCGGCCCGCCGGTGCCGCCGATGAAGTTGGTGCCGAACGCGGGCGTTGAGCCGCCCGTGGCAGTGATCAGCGCGGTCGTAGTCTTGAATACTGGACTTTCAACCGACGTGCCGACGTAGATGGTTCGCGGCTTATTGCCGCCCGACAGGCCGATGTCATTGGCATTGTTGGTAAAGGCGATGAAGTGACCGCTACTGTTTAGTTGCCAGTATTCGGTATTGGCGACTCTGAAGCCCACCGCTGTCGTGCCGTTGAAGATGGTCTCCTGCAAGGCCGGCTCATAAAGGATTGCATAGTTTGAGGTCGTCGGGACTGAAGAGGCAAGCGGGCCGAACCAGAGGCCAGCATAGGTGGTATCGCCGTCGGCAAAACCAATCCTCACCTTGTTGGTGTAGTTATTGTTCGCGGTGAAATTCGCACCGCTGAAGACATGCCTGCCGTCCTTATCGAGCATCACCTGGTTGCTGGCGTTCATGCCGAGCAAACGGTAGTCATTGGTGCCATCGGTCGCCGTGATGTAGGACGGGCGAATCAAACGCAGGGGCATGACGGTCTTCGTCAGCGACTTTCCTGAAGCCGTCGAGCCTGCGAAATTCGTAGTAAGAGTTAAAGAGGTATCCGATACCGGCGTGCTCGCCACCTCGTACCAGGTGACGCCGTCATCAGCCAGAGTGACCTGGTCGCCGCCAACAAATTCCTTAGTGAACTTGGTGCCGCTGCCGGTGATGGTCGCCGAGCCGTTAGTCACGGTGACTGTACCTGTAGGCCCGAAAAGCCCGTCGGAGTTATCGATGATGTAGCGCCTGACGGAATCGCGCTTCGGTTTGATGCCAATCGAGAAAGAAGTTGGCAGCGGCGCTTCAAGCTGAATGCCGAGCGAGCTTTCGGCGTTGCCGCCGGCGGCGACATTCAAGGAGATCAGGCTGTTGAGGCTCGCCCCGTTCAGGTCGCCGTCGATGCCGCTGTTGTTCACCGATTCAGTCTGCAATGCTACAGCGCGAACGCCGCTGACGATCCGCTCGACCATCATGACGTTGTAGCCATAAACATTCACCCCGCCTGGGATGTTGGTCGGACTGAGAACCACATGCGATTTGATGCCGTGGTTGTTGTAATCGCCGGCGGCAAAGCCGGTCATGTCCTGGGACACCCGGTTCAAGAACCCGGCGATGTAGGTGTCGCCAGGTCCGGAGATCTTGTTGAAACCGAATTCGTAGCCAAACACCCCAACGCCGAGGCTGCCGCCGCTGCGCGAGGTCTGAAAGACCATCGAGGGGTTGCCGCTGTTGATCGGCGAGCCGACAGTCGAATCCGCGCCTTGCGCCATCAGCGCCATGGCTCCAGTATTCGCCCAGCCAGTATCGTTCACCGTGGCATTCTGAAATCTCAGCAGCGCCGGCATCAGCGCTGGATTTGCACCCGTCGAGCGCTTGAGTGTCTTGCCGCCCGTGCCGCTGAACAAAACGATCTCCGAATCCGTCGACGAGCTAGTATTGGTGCTCGCATCGCCGCCCGCTCCGGAGCCGTTGCTTGCGGCGGTAACTCTGCCCTTCGCGTCTACGGTGATGTTGGCGTTGGTGAATGAGCCTACGTTGCTGTTCACCGTCGCTAGGGTAAAGGAGGTGCTACCCGGTCCGCTCGCCGAGCCGTCACCGGTGAGCCCGGTGAGATAGTTGCCGACCGACTGTTTGCCGGCCAACGCGCTGGCCAGGTCGCTCTGGCTGCCGAGCGTGCCGATGATCTGTCCCCACTGGCCGCCAGTGGGGACGCCCCAGCGAATGCCGAGCGCCTGCGTCGAGTCGGCTATCGGCACCTGGCCATTACTGCCTACCGGAAGCCGCGTGCTGCTGCTGCCGAAGACATAAAGGTCGCCTTTGGTCGTCAGGGGAGCAAGCCCCGCAACAAGTTGGAGTATCTGTGTGCGGTTGAAGGTCACGCCATCGATGTGCGGCACGCTCGTGGCATTAAAGATGATTATGTCTGCCCATGTGGTTGTGACAGGCTGAGCGGGAACGGAAAACGTCGAAAGACCATCAAAGGATTTTATCTGCTGCCCCTGCGCCGTGTAGAACCATGCGCTGTATTTCGCATCACTTCCAACAAGCGCATCGGACAGGCTATCAATGGTAGTGAGAGGAATCGTAAGGATGCCGCCCGCGACGGAACAGGTGATGTCTGCATACACCGGCCCGCCGTTCTGTACACTCCCGGCGATCAGAGTGTGCTTATCGCTTGTAACAACCACCTTATTTACATAGATGCGCAGGTGCGGATTTGTGGCTGAATTCTGCCAGTTGCCGATTGTAGTGCTGGTTATGGTGACCTGTGCGGCCTGTACCGCTGCCGTGGCCGAGAAGAGAAGAAAAAGGATTGTCGCGAGTTGAAAGAAACGTTTCACTGTTCCGCGCCTCCTAAGGTGAATTGGCGCAGAGAGTGTAAGCAGAGGGTCAAGGGGCCGTATAAGACGGACGCTTAGACCGATGCGCTGAAGCGGCGCTTGCGCAGTTTGCCGGCTTCAGGCGCGCCGCCGCGCTTGCGGCTGCCGGTGACGGCCTCGTGGCCGCGCTCGATCTCGCGCAGATCGGCGAGCTGCTCATCCTCGGCTTTGCTGACCACTGAGGGGTTTTTACGCCACGGATGCTCCTTGCGGCGCTCTCGTCGCTCGGCTGGAGTTGCCTTCTGTTTTTTAAACAGATTCGATAGTGTCGATTTTGCCAATGCCCATCTCCCAACGGAACTTGCCAATTACAATGCGGAGAGTGTAAGGGCGCGGTCAAGTGGGGTTTTGCTATGTTGTAGAATTGCGCCTATGGCATATCGATCAGTATTGATCACTCAACCGAGCTATCACGGTGTCAGAACCTGTGATGTGTGTAAGGCAGATATAGACAAGGTTGTAGAAGGGGCGACCAGCACTGGCTACGTTAGTACGAATCAGGAATGGTACGATCTCACGGTCATATCACCCCTCGGCGACGAAGAAAATCAGCAACTCGATATATGCTCGCTGGCCTGCTTGACGAAGTGGTTAGCAGAGTACAAGGCAAGATACCCCGGCTTGGAGTAGACATGGGGGTTCTGGACTTTCTATTCGGCGGACATCAATATTCCAACCTGCGACCCGGAGAACCATGCTCGCCGGGCTGCCAAGGGCACATCGCTCATCCTTGTGAGAAGTGCGGAAGAATCGCAGCGGGACTCATATCGACAGAAAGCAACTCGCCGAAAGAAAGAGACGCAGAGGAAAGTAGATGAAAGCATCAGAACTTATCAAGAATCTGGAATCGCTGATTGCCCAGTTCGGCGATGCCGAGGTTCACGCCTTTCCGGGTTGGGATACGAGCTATCCTGTCTCCCCCGAAACCATTGACTATTACACCGGTGACATCACCGGCGGTGAACCATATATACTTATCACAGGCCAGGCTCCCGAATAATCACGGCTCGCGTAGCGCCTGCTCGCGGAGTCCGGGGTGAATGCGTCGGTTATGTTTATGGCAGATACTTCTTCGCCCTCTGCTGTAACTGCTTCGCTTTCGCATCGGGAAGATTGTCAAGGGAGTCCTCTGCGTCGTCCAATATCGGCACGAGCAGCTTTCTTTCTTCCGTCGTCGCCTTATCCAGCACGTTCAGCTTTTGCTCATAAGAGAGGCGCTTAAAGCCAGCCTCCAGCGGCGACATCTCAGCATGATCCTGCGCGCGGTCGACATCGTCATCGGTCACCACGCCGGAGCGGATCAGCTCATCTGACCGCTTGCCCATCGGCACATTATTGCGAAAGCCCTTTTCCAGCTCACGCATCGCCTGACGCTTCGCCATCTGTTCTTTGGTGACGACACCAGACGGCAGGCGGTCGCCCACATAGGAGCGAGTGAGCGCCAGCGCTGGCGACTCATCGACGCTGGCCGGCGCACTCTTAATGCCGAAGACGCCAGCGACCTGCCGCCCCGTACCTTGCCCCTGCTCTTTTGACTTCTGAATATTTTGCACCGAGATGGGCAGGACTTGCTTGCCGAGATAGCCGGCCACATCTTTGGCCTGCTGCATGATCGAATCTTCCGGATTGCGGATCTGCACATTCTGGAAATCCGCGTTGCGCACAACCAGATCGTTGAACAGATGCAGCGCCGGCGAGATTTTATGCGTCGCTGTTTTGCCCGGCGCGGTGAGCCAGTTGTAAGCCTCGCTGGCATAGGTTGGGAATGCGATGCGCTCAGGCTGGCCATTGTCGAGTGTGCCGCCGGTGCGCGGGAAAAAGTAATCCTTCGCACCCTTCGGTTTCTCGCTGGTCATCAGAGCCGTCGTGATGCCGCCGGCAATGCCGGTCAGCAGCGTCATGCCCATCACGTAGCCGGCCCGGTCGGAGATCGGCGCGTTGCCGACCGTCGAGCGATTGGCTACCGCGCGCACGATCCGGGCCGGAGCCGCCGCCGTCTCAGCCGCCGCGCCACCGAGAGCGCGCAACGTGCCATACTGCCAACCGAAGCGCCCGATGGTCGATTTGAGGACGTCTTTCACCGCGTTGTTAGCGAAAGAGTTGTCATAGACCACCTGGCCGAACATATCATCGACAATATCCCACTGCTTCGAGAGCGCGCCGCGTTGCGCATCCTCAGAGGCGCTGGGGCCGAGCCGGTCAAGCTCAAGCATGGCGCGCTTGGCAAAAGCGGCGGCTTTCAGACGCGGCACCAGCCCGCCGAGAATCGGCGCGGTGCCCACCTCCATCACCGCGCCGAGCGAATTCTTGATTGCTTTCGGATAGTCGCCGGCTCTCACCGCCTCGACGAATGATTTGCGGAAATTGGTTTGAAAGGCGCGATCCTCGCCCGGCCTGCCGCCAGCCTTCATTGTCGCATCGACCATGCGGGCAATCGCCGGCGGCTGACTCCCCGGCCTGTTGTATTCGGCGATGATCTTATGACCGAGCCGCACATCGAGCACCGGAGCAACCGGGATCTTGGCGGCTTCCACGGCAGCGCGGCCAAGCCTGCCAGCCTGCGCATGTTGCAGCGCGTTGTTGAACTGGCCGAACATCGATTGCAGACCGGTAAAGGAACCATGAAAAGCCGACCAGCCGAGCGTGAACATATTCATCCAGTTGTTTGACCGATTCAAACCTCTGAAGCCAGCGCCGAGAAGGTCATCGCGGCTTTTGATGTCCGGGCTCAGCCAGGCATTGACCACCCGCGCCGCATCATCGGGCATGTGATAGGAGCCGGCACTGTCGCCGGTCTTCGTACTGATGCGCGGATCGACTTCGACCCAATCCGCATGCAGCGGCCCCTTGCCTGGCGGCACGAATTCGGCCAGGCCCTTGCTCTGCATCTCACCCATGAAATCTTGGCCGAACCTGAAGCGCCGCGCCGTGTCATAATGCCAGAGCGCCACGTCAACCGGATTGGTTGATTTCGGTTTCAAGCCAGCCGCCAGCCCGTCCTTCACGGTCGGCGGATCGGTGCGCGGGTGCGTTTGAAACCAGCGATCAGTAAACTGCCGCGCCGCCTCCGAATCAGTCCAGAAGGTGCTTAGATAATCCGTAGCGAATCTCACTTGCTGGCGCGCGGGCAGCCGCCGTACTTCCGCATCATAGGCATTGCGCAGGGTGTCATGCGCCGCTTGCAGTTCAGGCGTCGGCTGTGGCTGGCGATTCTGTAGCCGGTCGAGAAAGTCTACCTGATCCCGCTCCGGCATCTTCAGGAAAGCATTGCGCAGGCTGTGCAGTCCTGACTCCGCTGCCTTCACGTCTCTTTCATACGCGCCGCGATTCGCCCTGATCGCATTGCCGGTGACGCCAGCCCGGTCGCTGAGCGTATCCGGGGCAAAGAGCTTGCGCACGTCGGCGTTGATCTTGCGCACCAAAGGAGCCATGCCCAGCGTGAGCAGATCGAGGCTCACCGCACCCTTTTGATTCTCCAGCGCCCGCGCCGTCTTCTCGCGTAAGTGGTCTATGTCGCCGGCGTCGGCTTCATCGCCAGCGGCAAACCCTCTCACCGTATCCCAGACGTTGCGCAGCAGCGGCTTTACACGCTCGCCGAGGCGATCCACCATCTGCTTTGACCAGGAGGCGAAGTCTTTTGCCGAGCGCGCCAGGTCATAACCGAGCACTGCTGCCGCCTTCATTGCGCGATCAGCATTGACGCCGAAAGACAGCTCATTCGACCGCTCGCCCAGGTCAGTGCGCCACTCGACGATTTGCGGGTGATCATCGCCGCGCCCGCCAAGCTCGACATTGCGGCTGACTCTTTCCTTTGCCGCCACGCGCGCCTTGTCGAGCTTGGCAATGGTCTCATCCGGCAGGTCACGCTCCAGCGCCCAATCGCGTAGCTCGTCAGGCGACACGCGCGAAAGGCTGGGCCGTTCGCCGGGTATCTCCGGCGCAAGCACATCACGGAGCTTGCTGTGGACTTCGCTGGACTTCGCGGATTCGGGCAGGCCGAGCGCCAGCTTTACGGCAGGGTCATTGAAGAACTGCCCGCCCTCTTGCCTGTGTAAGAAGTGATGAAAGTAGCCATGCTCCGTCTGCTTCGGAGGTTCGGCAAGTTTAGACTTGGACGTGTAGTCAGGAGGCCCGGCGAATTGGCCGGCATCGTCGCGCGGCTGAAGTTGGGAATGGTGGGTTACATCACTTTGCGGCTGGCCAGCTTCGCCCGGCTCACCACGCGCTGGCGCTGCTGCTGATTGTGCAGGACTCGCAGCAGTGTTTGTTTCGCCGGCGGCGTCAGTACGGTGTTCTCGGCTATACGCAAGGGTTTCGCTGATGAAGTCTTCGGGGATGCCATATCGCTGCGCTGTTTCATAGAAGGCCCTCTCATCGGCTGCTGTCGCGTCAGGCTCATGCAGACGATTCAACCACCGGGCGAATTCGGGATCATTCGCCGCGTCAGAGATTCTATCATAATTCGCGCGGCCTGACTCATCTGCCTTCGATAAATATTCATGCTCCGACGCCGCCAGGTCATCGTCAATCTGCCGCTGGCGCGCTTCGTCTTGCTGCGAGTAGGTCTTTTGCCCCGCCGCGTCGCGCTCGACGGTTTCAAGCATATCGCTAATGGTTGCATCCTCTGGCAAGTACCCGGCTTCAACCATCGCTTCGCGCATCTTGTCCGGCGGCAGGCCGCGCGATCTGCTTCTCGACACAAGCCCGGTTGTTTCTGCTTCTTTGGGATTCAATCGACGGGTTTCGCCACTGTACATTTCATCGTACTGGATGCCGCCGCGCTCTCTCACAAACTGTGAGGCTGACTGCGGCCCGGATTCATCGCCGACCGTCAACCCTTTAGCTCTGGCCTGCTTGCGCAGATCGGCAAGAACGTTGCGCGCTTCTGATTGGCTCAACTCAGCAGCGCTCTTGCCGTACTGCTGGCGTGTGAGCGATTCGACCCTATCGCGGCCCAGCGCATCGGCCAGTTGCCCAAGGCTTGCTCGCTGATCGTCGCTCATTCGTGGCGCAGCGGCGCGCGCCAGCTCATCAGCCGTTGATAGCTTGCCCGTCGCCGGTCGCACATCACCAGGTTCAAGCGTGCGCATCTGCCCATCAGCCATCTGCACGCGCACCTTGCCAAACGGCGTGCTACTGACCGCGCCGGTCACCGTGCGGCCATTCAATTCAAATTCTACCCGCTTGCCCTTGTAGAAACTCTCATCACGCGCAGCTTGTGCCGCCTGCTCTTTGCCAGTCAATTCGCCGGTGATTTGCCGCTTGGCCGTAGCAAATTCAAACCCCGCTTGTTTTCTCAGCGCCGCGCCGCGTTCACCGCCGGCGCGCTTGGCAAGCTCGATCTGCCGATCATATCTCCCCTGCGCTTCATCAAGGGCGGCGATCTTCTCCGGGTCTGTCAATGTAACCTGCTTATCATTCACACTGACGACGCGCTCGTTTTGCCTGCCAGAGGCAGCTTGGGCGGGGCTCCGGGCGTCTGCGATTCGATCTTCTCTTCTGCCTCTGTCTTCTGCGGTGGGCCTGGTCGTGTCGCCGTTCTTCAACCAGTCGCGGAACTCGACAGGGGATTTGAACTCGCGAATAGGTCCGACTTTCCAGCCCTTCGTATAGTTCTCAGCGTAGCCGGCCCGCGCCGCCGGCTCATCAGGAAATCCCAGCATGATTTTATGTTCATCGAAGCTGCCATCTTTGCCGAGTTGATCAACGACGAACACCGGACCGTTGTAGTCTTGCGGTGTGCCAGGCTTCACGAACACATCAAGGTTTTCAGAGTCGGCACCGACCGTGCGTCGAATGTAGCCATAATGACTCTTGAGGGGTGGCCATTCAGGTTTGCGCGTCGAGCCTTGAGGGTTTTCAATCGTCACGTCGAGGCCAGCAATCCGAGTATGCCCCTTAACATAATTGCCCGCCTCTTTCATCGCCGCACTTGGTTCAGACAGGTCGTTAAGCGGCGAGGTGGCCGCCTCGTGCGCAGCCTGGTCGGTTGCGTCGATCAGTGCAGGCGTTTGTACTCCCTCTCGCGGCGGCGCGGCTCCCAGCCGTCCGATTGATTCAGCCAGGCCCCGCTGTGACTGCGGCGGGTTCGCGAATGAGATCCCGGAATGATTGCCAAACTCATCAGTCAGCGCCGAGTACAGGTCAGCGGTTTCGGGATCATCGCCGCCGCGCACCACCTGTACGTGCTTGCCCTGCCGCAAGGCATCTTGGATCTCCCTGACTGTGCCCATCGCATCACTGCCGCGCGCGGTGATCAGGACTCCGGCACGGCTTTCCGTTGGCGCAGCGACCGGCGCACTGGTCGGCTCTGCTGCCACGTCGCCTTTTCGGAGCCGAGGCATCCCGCCATAGGCCGGCTGGTCGCTTTCCTCTGCGGCGCGTTGCGCTTCATACTCGACGCGTGCAGCAGCTCCGGCGCGCGGATTGACCGCTTCGCGGCCCATCGCCGTCGCCATGCCTTCAGGTACATCGAAAGCCTGCATGCGCGGCGCGGCATCGGTAGGCACCGAATGCAAGCCACTCTCATCTTGACGGCCACCAGCGCCGGTCAGGTTCATCGCCCCGAATTGCACAGCCTGTGAGATTGCTTGCTGGTCTGTCGCGCCTTGCGCTTTGGCGATGCCGTAGCCGGTCACGGCACCGAGGCCAGCCCTCGCCCCGGCCTTTATCAAAACATCTTTCGCACCGTCGCCGACAGCGCCGGCCAGGGGCCGCAGCGGTTCAGCCGCGCCGATCATCGCCCCGGCCAGCGCCGCTTCTTTCAAGGCGTCCGCATCGGACGCGCCGCGCGCCTTCGCATTATGAAAAGCGAGATTCGCCCAATACGCCAGATGCACGGCTTTCCCTTCAGGCAGAAGTATTGAAGCAGCGACTTCAGGAGCCATCCTGCTGGTTGATTCTAAAATCTCTCCGTAGAGACCGGAAGGCTTGTGTAAATTCAATTCCTTTTGCGCCTTGCTGCTTACTTCATTCACGAGGCCATTGATTTGATCGTCGCGCCAGTTGAGTAAGTCACGGACGCCGGGGATGTGATAGAGCGGCGCATTAACCAATTGCTGCGCGCCCTCTGCCGAGCGCATGACGCCGCCAACCCCTTGCGCCGCCGCGTTCATGCCGGTTGAAACATCATTAGCAGTTGAACCCTGCGCGCCGACCATCTTCCTTGCCATCGGCAGCCAGGGCATCAGTGATTCAACCGTGCCAGCAATGAGACGAGGCGCAGCGCCAGGCGACACATTCAAGGCTTGCCGGACATCTTCAGGCACCGGCCCTTGCTGCGCGCGCTCATAGGCTGCTTGCTCGCGTTGCTCCGGCGACAAGGCTGCTAGCCGTTCGAGCGTCGACTGATGCCAGCCCGCCATGCCTTCCTGATACTCGCGCCGGCGCTTGTCGTTGATCCAGCCCTGTGCATCCTGAATAGCCGATGAAGTCAGGCCGGGGATGTTGACGCGGCCCAACGCAGACGGGTCAGTCTGAGCGGCTTGCTTGACCGCCCGCGCCGCTTTCAGAGGATCACCATAGTTGGCGTAAAACGCCGACGGCGCATCCGGGTAGCCTTTATCCTTCGCGTACTGTTCGGCCTCCGAATCGGTGAAGCCGAGCGAGCGATAGACCCGCTTGCCGATCTCTTTCACGTCCGGCGTTTCATCGTCGCCGATGGTGATTTGCACCTTGCCGGCGAAAGGCTGCTCGCTCTGGCCGGCTCTCACCTGTGGAACGGCATGAGCATCTACTGGCGCGGTTGGTTGCGAGACGCCCGTGGCCCTGCTAATTTCCGGCGTTACATCAGTCGCCGCCCTTTGCTTGATTGTGTAGCCCTGATTATACAGATCGGTCGTCGCGGCCAGCTCATCGCCGGCGTACTTTTCTTTCGCTAGTTTCGCCAAGTCATCAGCAAAGATTTCTTTCGGCGGCACGGTCGAAGACGTAGCAGGCTGGTCATACTTCGACTTGATCGATTCCAGTGTGGAGAGCTGAGCGGGCGCAGCCGAGGCGTCAGGCTGGTCATACTTCGACTTGATCGATTCCAGTAAAGAGTTGCCCGTCGGTTGCGCAAATGGCTGCTGCCCATAACGGCCAACAGCCTGATTGTAAGCCTCATCACCGAGGATCGAGCGAACATAAGCATGCGTCTTTGGATTGCCGCGCGGGTTGCGCAAAGCTTTCTCTGCATCTTCAATGCCCGCATGATAGCCGGCGACCGAAAGCGCCTCATCACCGTCCCAACGCTTGTAGCTCCTGCCGAAATAATCCAGGCCGGCGCGGACATTCTGCTCCGGGTCGTTCACGTCATAGCCGAGAGCGCGGCCAGTGGCCGGCAATACCTGCATCGCGCCTCTCGCGCCCCTAGGACTGGTCAGCACCGAGCCATCGGCGTTGTATTGCCTGCCGCCTGATTCCTGCCCCAACACTTTCAACGCCAGGTCCTCAGGGACGCCATATTGCGGTGCAAGGTCACGTACACGCGCTTGTACATCGAAAGCAGAGCGCGCCCGGCGCGGCTCGCGCAACGGCTGATCGCTTCGCGGCGCGTCCGCCTGGTCATACTTCGATTTGATCGATTCCAGCAGGGATCCGCCCGCCGATTGATCGGCGGGCGGATCGGGCTCCATCTCACTCAGCGGCATGTTCATCGCTTGACCTTCGGCGCGCGGCCATAGTGGCGAGCGAATTCTCCCTCGTACATCGTGCGATCCTCCAGGCTCATCTTCGAATAGTTTTGCTGATACCAGGATTCATCTGCCGCCGCCTGCTGCGCAGGCGGTTGTGAAGCCGGACCAGGGCCGCCATGCTGATTACTTTGACCGACGCGCCGGTCTACCTCAGCTTTGAACGCCGGCGAATCTTCGGGCTTGACGCGCTTGGATCTCATGATCCGCTGGCGCTCTGCTTCTCCGGCATCGGCCCCATCGCGCGCCGCTCGCCTGATTTGCTTCTGTTCCGCAGCGGTCGGCGAGGCATTCGGGTTGGCCATATAACCATCCGAATCAATCAAGCCGCGTTGCTGAAATTCCGCTTTGACCTGTGACCGGATCTGCGCGGCGCGCTGTTCGTGATCGACAGAGGTTTTGGGCGTGATCGGCAACGTCCGCACGGCTGGAGGCTTGCCGCCCTTGCCCGGCGTCACCTCGAAAACTGTGTCATTACCCTGTGCATCTTTGCCTGATATGTAGTGCGGTGCAGGCTGCGTCGCATCTTGAATAACCGGGCCGCCCCCGTCGTAATTCACCGGATAACCCACCCCGTTCCTTAGCTGAACCGTTCGACCGTCTGGCCCCTTCACGTAGTGTTCGCCTGTATTCTGATTATGCCAGACAGTAGCCCCTTGCGGCATACCTGCGGCAATTGCAATGCTATCGGGAACCTTTGACCCAGGAGCGGCATATTTTGCCCAGGCGTCGAAAGCGTCAAGCGCACGCTTCGCGGCATCATTCCTTGCCTGCGCATCGCGGCGCTCATCAAGAGATTGCATCGCGGAGTTCTTATAGTCCTCGTTAATCAACATCTGCCTGTCGGCGCGGTCGTTATCGAGCATGCGGTCGCTGAGGCTCATCTCGGCACCGGCCTGGCCAAGCAGGCGCTGCTGCCTGCTGAAGCTGCGAGGCTCGACCGAGACGCGGTAATCGGCGCGCGGCCCGGCGGCTGGATCGATGGCGTCTTCAACTCCCATAGCCAGCCCCGCAACCGGCCCGCCGCGCAATGCCGCCTTGCCCGTCGCTCCAAGCACGCCGAGCACGCGATGCCCAAAACCATGCGGCGTGTGGGACTGAATATAGTCTTGCTCGCTGGGTAGCGCGGCTTTCTCAGTGAGATAGCCTTTGTATGACGGCAAGCTTTCCTGAAGGCGATCCTGCAAATACCCTTTCGGTAAGGGCGCTTGGCCGGCATCAAGGGAAGGACCGGGTATCGACAGCGGTGCAGGCGATACCACAGGCGGCTCGTTAAGCGGCGCAATCGTCACCGGCTGGGTTGTTGGTGGCTCTCGCAAAGGTCTCCAGCCGTCAGGCATGGCGGCTTGCTTCACTTCATTCAGATTGATTGCCGGCGGATCGACCGCCTGCTTGACCGCGAGCGCCTGCATCGATGCGTCGGTCGGCTGCACGACGGGCGCGACAGGTTCAGTAAGCGGAATTACACGACGCGGGCGCGTCTCGATCAGTGGGAAATAAGACAT